CTATGTACGTCAACCTGGCTCGATTCTATAGGCGCTCCGCTATGGTCTGCGAGGAAGAACACCAGATCATCTTTTTCAATTGAGTTATCAGGGTTCCATGGAACAATGGAGGTCATTTCATAGGACTCTCCATCATCCGTAACCCCGTAAACGATCTCAGCATCATCCGTAAACATCGGCAGATCGCCGTATTCGAGCCACTCTCTCCTCAGCCCGAGCGCAAGAGCTACTGCGCTTATTTTATTGGCCGGTACCCCTCGTTTTTTCCAGTTCGTAATATTTTGGTCGTTCTCTAACCCGAGTACGCGAGCCAGCTCTGTACCACCTGTGTTGGTCAGCTCCAGCGCTTTCACAAAGCGCTCAGCGTTATTGGATATCAGCCGTGTTTTCATAAACAGTATGTTACCCCGCTTGCAGTATTCCGATAACAAACGTATTGTTTGTTTCGTGTTTGGTGTGTCGAGGTAAATCTATGAGCTCGTTCAATTCACCCCAGATGGGGCCTGTACCCGTTTCCGCTCTTGAGAAAGCGATAGGTTGCACTGCTAGCTCTCCTACGGCTTTCGCTCGAATTATCGGAGTTAGCCCTCAGCGACTGTTCAACTGGATGCGCCGAGGTGTCCCCGTTAAGCAAGTGCCTTTGATTGTAAAAGCGTGTCGAGGAGCGTTATCCGCACATGAGCTAAGGCCGGATCTACCAGAAGTCTTTCCCGCTCCGATCAGCTCCATCAACAGCCAAAAAAACTAGAAAAAAGGCGACCCTAGGGTCGCCCAGTTTCTCCCGACAGCATCACCACAATGCTATCGGGTCGCGATGTCAGAAGGCGAGCACACCACATGCCGCCGACCTTCATCGCGTTTCCAAGGCTCGGAAGCCTTGGTGTTGCTGCCGTTCTTACCACAGAGCTGGCAGCTGTTGCGCTAGGGGTGAACAACGGATTGTTCGCCCCGGCACGGTGCCGGTTATCCCCTGCAAGGGTTCCCGGCGTTTGGGCCATACCAAGCCACGCGGCAAATGTATCACCAACTTCTGTCGCGCGGCACTGGCAACTTTTAGGATTAATGCCATGAGCCGAATTGCTCTCAGTTCTCTGGAACGGGCGCAGCGGGAAATCCTGCCGCTCGATTTAGCGCTGTACCACGCTGCTCGCGATTACCCGGGCGGCGCTGCTGCTATCGCTGCTACAACGGGTCGCAACCCGACCACGCTGCAGCACAAACTGTCGCCGACCCATCCGAGCCACTCCATCAACATTCAGGAGTTTGGCGAGATCCTCGAACTGACCAAGGATCGCCGCATTCTTGATGCGGTGCATGCGCTGGTCGGCGATACGATCTGGCAGGAGCTGGCCGACACCTACACCAACGACATGCCTGAGACCCTGACCACGGGTATGGCCGAATACTTCCGCCAGGTTGCTGATCTGGCCGAGACCTGGGCCAAGAGCATCGGCGATGGTGTGGTGACTGATCAGGAACTGGCGGCGATTCGCCTGCAGGTGTTCCGGGGTATTCAAGGGCTGCTGGGGTTGTTCAACCGCGCCACCTACGTCAACCAGACGACGCGGGGGGCTGGCCGTGGCTGACATCGCCGATTTCGCCAACGATCTGGTGCAGGAACGCATCGATCAGGCCATGGCTGCGCGCAGCGCTGCCAAAGCCGAAAGCGCTGCGCATTCCTTGCTGTTCTGTGAAGCGTGTGACGATCCGATCCCGGAAGCACGTCGCCTGGCTCAACCGGGCTGCTCGCAGTGCATCAGCTGCCAGTCTCTCTCTGAGCGGGGGATTCAGCATGCTCGATGAGGTATTGGGCCAATTCGCCGATTACGGTCTGGAGCCAGCGCAACCGCTGGTGTTCGGCAAGCTGACCCGCTGCAAGACATCGCAGGACAAGGGCAAGGAAAAGAACGGCTGGTACGTGGTCCACGAGCAGCGTACGGAGAAGGGCGACACGCTGCTCTTTGGCGCCTTCGGTGACTGGCGTTCGGGCGAGACGCAGAAGATCAAGGTCAAGGCCGGTCGCATGTCGCCGGAAGAACGCGAAGTGATGCGCGCTCGCCAGGAAGAGGCCAAGCGCCGCGCCGCCGAAATCGCAAGTAACGCTGCGCGGCGGGCCGCGAAAAGGGCGCAGGGTTTGTTCGAGCGCATGCCGACCACCGGGCGCAGCGACTACCTGGACCGCAAACAGATCGTCGGTATCAAGGTGCGTTACGCGCCGCGCACCGGTGCGGTACTGGTCCCGATGAACAATGCTCGTGATCAGATCATGGGCCTGCAGGTGATCTTCCCGAACAAGCAAGAAGACACCGGCCGCGACAAATCCTACTGGCCTTACGGGATGGCAAAGGAGGGCACCTTTCATCTGCTCGGTCCGCATCCGGTACCGGGCGAACCGGTGCTGGTTTGTGAGGGTTACGCCACCGGCGCCAGCCTGCACATGGCGACTTCGCTCGCTGTGGCCGTAGCCTTCGATGCGGGCAACCTGTTGGCCGTGTGCAAGGTCATGCGCGAGCGCTTCGCCGGTTGCCCGCTGATAATCTGCCGCGATGACGACTGGAAGACCACCAAGCCTAATGGCGATGCTTGGAATCCGGGCGATGAGAAGGCGAGCAATGCTGCGTTGATCGTCGGAGCCCAAGTTGTTGCGCCGATCTTCTCGATTGAGCGTCACGACAAGTGGACCGACTTCAACGACCTGCACGTCGCCGAAGGCCTCGACGCGGTGCGCCGCCAAGTGCTTGCAGTGGTCCGTCCACCGGCCGCCGGTGGCTGGAAAGATCAACTGGCGCGCAGCGAGAGCGGCGCCCTGATCGCGCACATGCAGAACGTCGAACTGATCCTCGCTCACGACGAACGCTGGGCTGGGGTGATCAGCTACTGCGCCTTCAGCTCGAAGATCGTCAAGCTGCGTGCAGCGCCCTATGGCGGCGGCACCGGTGAGTGGGCCGACATCGATGATGTGCGCGTAATGAAGTGGCTCGCGCAGCAGTACAACCTGCGCGTGAAGTCCTCGCACGTGATTGAGGCCGTCAGCGTCGTGGCGCACGACCACGCCTTTCACCCGGTGCGCGAGTACCTGAAAAAACTCGAATGGGATCGTGTGCCGCGCCTGGAACGTTGGCTGACGGATGTCATGGGGGTGAAGGCAACGGATTACACCTCTAAGGTCGGCAAACGCTGGATGATCTCCGCCGTGGCGCGGGTGATGAAGCCGGGCTGCAAGGCTGACTCGGTGATGATCCTCGAAGGCGTACAAGGCGCCGGTAAGTCGACCGCCATGAGCGTGCTTGGCGGTGAGTGGTTCATGGACACGCCGTTTGCCCTCGGCGACAAGGACGGCTTTCAGGCAATCCGTGGCAAGTGGATTGTCGAGCTTGGCGAGCTGGACAGCTTCAACAAGGCCGAGAGCACCAAGGCCAAGCAGTTCTTCTCCGCATCGACAGACACCTACCGCGAAAGCTATGGCCGCAGAACGTTGGACGTGCCACGCCAGTGTGTTTTCGTCGGTACCACCAACCAGGACGAGTACCTCAAGGACGCCACTGGTAACCGCCGTTATTGGCCGGTGGCATGTACCAAGGTCGACGTGGCGTTGCTGCGCGAGATCCGCGACCAGCTGTGGGCCGAAGCGATGTTTTGCTTTGAGGCCGGCGATCTCTGGTGGGTAACGCGAGAGGAAGCGCCAATGTTCAGCGAGGAACAGGACGAACGCTTTGTGGTGGACGAATGGGAAACGCCAATCCTGACCTGGCTGGAAGAGTCGCAGATCGGCGAGACCACCACCGGCAGTGAAGTAATGAGTCAGGCGCTCAAGCTTGATCCCGGCCACTGGGGTAAACCGGAACAGATGCGCGTGGGTGCGATCCTGCATCGGCTGGGTTGGCGACGGTTCCGGTTGGGCGCCTTGAGCAAGAGCGGCCAGCGGCCTTGGGCCTACAAGAAACCGGAGGGATGGGGCAGGGCGCCTGCGCTGGAACAACCGGAGTTTGAGGAGCCGTGCTTCGATGATTAAAGCGATCGATATGGCTCTCAAACAATGGGCGCAGGAGCTGCACAGCGATGAAGTGGCTGCCGGTTACTCGGGCGGCAACATGGTCGCCATGATGATGGAGAGCGGTGGTCAGCTTGTGCGCGGAAGGCGCGGGAGCAGGGTGCCGCTGGAGGCCTCCCTGGACATCGAGCGCATCGTCAAGAAACGCCTTGATCCCGAGTTGATGACGGTGGTCAAGGTGCATTACTTCCAGCCTGATGCGCCCTTGACTGCGCGTCTGGCCGAGAGTGGCTGCACACGCAACCTCTACTACCAGCGTCTGCATGACGCTCACATCGTGGTCGAGCACTTCCTCCTAGGGGAAGCGGCTTGATCGTGGGCATTACTCTGGCTCACGCCGTCCCACTGGCCTGCCTCCGTCCCACTGCTTTTTGCGGTGGTGGGACGGGCGCAGGCCCCGTCGTTGTTGGGCTGTCCCACCGTCCCACCTTTTTCATGCCTCCCGCCCGTGTATGCGTAGCGGGCATCAATGCGCGTGTTCACGCGCACGCGTGTTTTTAAATATTCTCTCTATACACGAGAAAAGAGAGATAAAAGTAGGACGGTGGGGCAAAGCCCCAATCTGCGGGGCTTTCGGACGTCCCACCTAGTTTTAGAGAGGTGGGACGCATGGGACGCCAGAAAAGCAAAAGACAGCCGGGATAGATATTCACCGACATTCGCCGGCCGTTCACCGGGCGTAACCCACACATTCACCGGATGGCATTAAACCGGTCTTGCTGCCACCAGAATCGACCTGTAAAAAGGGGCCATCTTCGATGGGTGCGACCGCAAAGCGCGGTAGGCCACCCACCACCTGACCCGGCCATTGCGCCGGGTCTTTTTGTTTAAGGGGCAGGGCAATGACGAACGAGCAACAGGCACTGGCAGAGATGCCGATCTGGTTGGTGATTGTCCTGTCTCTGGTTGGCGGCGTGTCCGGAGAGATGTGGCGCGCCGACAAGGACGGGGCGAGAGGCTGGGCATTGTTGCGTCGCCTCGCACTTCGGTCCGGTGCCTGCATCGTGTGCGGCGTGTCAGCGATGATGTTGTTGTTCGGCGCGGGCCTGTCGATTTGGACGGCGGGCGCCATGGGTTGCCTGACCGCGATGGCCGGCGCCGATGTCGCCATCGGCTTGTACGAGCGCTGGGTGGCCAAGCGGCTGGACCTGAGCGAGGCCGAGCCGAAGGCATGAGCCGGGCAGGCCGGGCAGGGCGCCGATTTTTACGGGTCCTCCCCGAGGGCCGCCCCCTACACGGGTTATCGAACTCGCGGAATCTCTCTAGCTGAAACCTGCGCAGGGATGTCCGTCTTTCCAAAGTGAATGGGGCAGGGCATGGCAGTCGACCGACCGGACCGGGCAGAAACCCGCCGGGGACCCTGGGGATTTCCAAAGGACACGGGGTCGGAAACCCGCGGGATCGTGTTAGTGGGAGGCCCGCCAGCTTACTGAAATTTCAATCCACTGAAATCTTGAAAGGATTCATTGAAAAGCCGCTGAAAAGGAGGGCTTA